CACGCCACCCTCGCCGAGATCGACCGGGCCGTCGTCCGCTTCGCCCACCTCACCGGAAACTGCGACCGCGACGGCCTCCGGTTCGACCCGGACGGCAACGAAACCTCGCACGGCCGGCTTCACGAATGCCCTGACGGCACCCCCGCAGACATCGCCGACCTCACCGGCTACGTCCTCGACCCCGAGCAGGTCGTCGACGGACTCCTCGGCACCCCACCCACCTCCACCAGAGCGTTCACCGACGCGGTCCACTGCGCGGCGTCGTGGCACACCAAGACCGCCGCAGACCTCCGAGACCGTTGGCAGACCGCCTGGCAGCAAGGCGCCGAACCCGCCCTCCTCGAGACCTGGACCGCAGCCACCGAAGACCTCGCCCGACGCATCACCAACCTCGCCGGCCAGCTCGCCGGATGGTCCGGCCGCGAGGAACGCAGGTGCGCCGCCGGCTGCGGCGGCACCCGCCCACCCCTCGGTGAGGGAGCGACCTGCCCGCGATGCCGCACACGCAACTCACGCACCAACCGAGCCAGCTGACTGAGGAGGCACACGATGCCTGAACCGACTTCACGGCTCGCCCCTGACGGCCTCCCAGAGTTCCGGCATGCCGTGGCCGAACGGATGGCCGCCTCCGGCTGGCCGATGGTCCACGACGACCAGGGGTCCGTCCTCCTCGAGCTCGACGGTCTCCTCGACGCGATCATCGTCGCTACCGCCACCGAGATCTCTGCACGCATCGACGACGCCCTGGAGGGCCACGATGGTTGAAACGATGTACGCCATCCGCCGGACCGACGGCGAGCTGATCTGGGACGAGTACGCCTTCATGACCGTCGCCGGCCCTGACGACTGGGCCCCGGTCGAAGACGACTACGCCGACGAAGCGGTCGAGTACGAGATGGTCCGCACGGAGGTCTACCCGGTCGCCCGCCGGATGCTCCCGTCGTGCAAGGACGGGTGCGGCGAGCCGGCCCGCTACTGGGGGCTGTGCGAGAAGCACGCACGCGAAGACGACCCCGACCACTTCCACCCCCAAGGCCCACGCGACGAACAGGAAGGCTGACCGATGGGCTGGTCATACGGGGAACTTGACCGACGTGAAGTCGGCTACGCGGTCGAGTGCACCTGCGACGCGACCGGCTGCGAGGAGGTCATCGACCGGGGGATCGATTACCGCTGCGGACGCGGTCTCGATGGCTGTGGCCGGTATCTCTGCTATGCGCACCAGACGTCCAGCGAGTGCGAGCACGAGGACATGTGGGATGACGCCCCCGACCCCGGTCGTGTGTTCGCGCGACACCTTGTCGATGACCAGGAAGGCTGACTGTGCCGACGGGCCGGCTCTTCACTGTCGACGCTCCCGAGCGGGCACGCGTCGAGTGGGGGAGATGGTTCCCGGTGCCCCGTGGCGCGACCTGTCCGGACGTCCACTGCTGTACGCCGCTGACCCGGATGCCGTCCGCGGTGCAGCCGGCGCTGTTCTACCACGGCGGCTACGGCGCTGCCGTCCAATCGATCTACGAGGTATGCCTGTCGTGCGGGTGGACCAGGACGGTGGAGACCAACGCGGTCAACCCCCGGACCCTGAGCGGCGGCTGATGTGGTGTCACAGATGCTGCGCATCATGCTCTCCTTCGGCTAGCCTGTGACACCAGCGGGCGGAAGAGTTGTGCCCGCATCGTTCACGCCACCCTCGGCACGGGTGGCGTTTCGCGTTCCAGGGCCGCTGTCGGGAGGCACCAGATGCCCGTAAACGGCACCACCACCGAACGCGGATACGACACACGGCACCAGGCCGAGCGCGAACGGTGGCGCCCTACCGTCGAAGCCGGGCACGCATCCTGCGCCCGATGCAACGAACCGATCGCACCAGACCAGCCCTGGGATCTCGGACACACCGACGATCGCACCGGATGGACTGGACCCGAGTGCGTCCCGTGCAACAGGGCAGCTGGTGGGCGAAACGGCGCCGCGGCCACCAACGCCAAGCGCAGCATGACCATCCGCGAATGGTGACCGAACGTCGCGTTGTCCTGATCGTTGGTCCTCCCGGAGCAGGGAAGTCCACCCTCGCGCTCCAGCTCGCAGCTACCGAGCAGCTCGCCCACCACGAAGCCGAGCTGTACCCAGACGGCGGGTTCCGCCAGGCCGCCGCCGACCTGGGGCGCGACCCGCACGCCCGGGCTGTTGTCGTCCGCTGCTGCGCCACCCTCGCCGAGCAGCACCAGTGGGAGACCCTCACAGGAGCCACTGAGACGCTCGTCCTCGACGTCGACCCTGAAGAGTGCGTGCGTCGCATCGCGGCGCGACGACGGCCGCAGTGGCGCGGAGAGCTACAGGCTGCTCGCGCATGGCGCGAACGTCGGACGTCCGCACCTCTGGCCACCACCGTTCGTGAGTGGTGACCGGGGGAAGGGGCGTCTAGATCTTCGGGGTTGGGGGGGCTCTGACTGCCGGGGTGGGTCTTGCTCTCTCCCCCACAAGGTCGTGTTCCGGTACAGCCGTCGTGGGACGCAACGCAGGAGGATGCTGTGGAGCGTGGATGCGACTGCTGCGGGGAGACCTACGAGGCGAAGACGGTCCGCTCGAGGTACTGCTCCGATCGGTGCAAGCGCCGCTACCACCGCGGTGCCCGCCCGTCGGCTGACGGGGAGAAGGCCAAGCCGAAGAAGGGCCGCGGCAAGAAGGGCACGAAGCCGGCGGCTGATACGCCGGCGGACGAGCCGGACCGGTCAGGTGTCGGATCGACTACCGCTGCGGTGCTCCTCGAGCTTCAGGAGGCCAAGCGGATGCACACCCCGCTCGGTCAGGCGGCGCTCGTACTCGCTCACCGGCTCGATGCGTCCCACATGGACACCGGTGCCGGGGTGGCGTCGCTCGCGAAGCAGCTGCAGTCGACGCTTGCGGCAGCGACGGCGGATGCAGAGGTCGATGCAGACGAGGTCGACGAGCTCCGACGCCGGCGGGAGGAGAAGGTGCGTGCCTCCTCTGGTTGAGCCCGCGTTCAAGACCCACCCTCCCTACGTCCAGACGCTCGGCCCCGAGGTCGCAGATCTGTCGGAGCTCGCCGGGTTCGCGCCGGATCCAGAACAGCGGCTTGCGTTGGACCTGATCTTCGCCTTGAACAAGCAAGGCACTTCGGCAGCGTTCGAGTTCGCGGTGGTCGTGTCCCGCCAGAACCTGAAGACGGGAGTGTTCAAGCAGGCGGCGCTCGGGTGGCTGTTCATCACCGACCAGCGGCTCGTCGTCTGGTCAGCACACGAGTTCTCGACGACCCAGGAAGCGTTCCGTGACATGGCCGGCCTGATCGAAGGGTGCGGCTACCTGTCCCGCCGGGTGAAGCGGATCTACCGCGGCAACGGCGACGAGTCGATCGAGTTGATGTCCGGTCAGCGGCTGATCTTCAAGGCCAGGACGAAGACTGGTGGTCGTGGGCTGACGGGCGACAAGGTGGTGCTCGACGAGGCGTTCGCGTTGCAGCCGGACCACATGGGTTCGCTGATGCCGACGCTGTCGGTCCGTCCGGACCCCCAGCTGGTCTACGGGTCGTCGGCCGGGCTGGCACGGTCCGATGTGCTGCGCAAGATCAGGGACCGTGGCCGCTCGGGTGATGCGTCGCGGCTGGCATACCTCGAATGGTGCGCAGACCGGGATCAACCGTGCTCCGAGCCGTCCTGCCGGCACGAGTTCGGCACCGAGGGGTGCGTGCTTGACCGGCGTGACCTGTGGAAGGCGGCGAACCCGCTGCTTGGCAGGGTCCGGGCCAACGGCACCAGCCTCACCTACGACTACGTCGCCGCGGAACGAGAGGCGTTGGACCCGTCCGAGTTCGCTCGCGAGCGGATGGGATGGTGGGATGACCCCGCCGTTGGAGAGCCGGCATTCGGCCCAGGGTTCTGGGAGGCATGCTCCACCCTCGAGGACACCACCTCGGTCCCTCTGGGGGCTATCGCGGTGGCAGTTTCGTTCGACCTGACGGCAGCATCGATCGGTGCCGCTGGACGGGATGATGAGCTCACCCACGTGAAGCCGTTGCAGCATGGTCCAGGAACCGGCTGGGTGGTCGAGCGCGCGAAGGAACTCCAGGACGGCTACGGCGTCGAGGTCGTCATCGACGAGCGAGGACCAGCAGCAGTGCTGATCGGCCCCCTCGAGGACGCCGGTGTCGATCTGACGAAGGTTGACACCCGGGACGTGCTGGATGCGTGCGCGGGGTTCTTCGAGCGGGTCCGTGGACGTCTGGTCCGTCACCGCTCGTACGTCGAGCTCGACACAGCCATCCACGGTGCGGTGAAGCGTGACGTCGGGGACCGGTGGGCTTGGGGACGCCGCAAGTCGTCGGCCGACATCTCACCGCTCGAAGCGGTGACGTTGGCGGACTGGGCAGTCAACCGGAGCGGCCCGACCGAATCGGTGTACGAGACGCGTGGCCTGGAGGTCGTATGAAGCCTTACCGCGACCTGATGGCCACCACCGTCATCATCAACCTCAAGACCGACAAGGCGTTCCGTGGCGTCATGTGGTCACAGAACCGTGACCTGCTGGTGCTCCGGCAGGTGACGCTGCTCGAGCACGGGCAGGAAGCCGAAGTGGACGGTGAGGTCGTGGTGGAGCGCGCCAACATCGACTTCATCCAGGTGGTCGGCTGATGGCGGTCTGTGGTGTCCCGTCGTGCCGGTCGATGCCTGTCGCTCGGGCGATGTGCCCGAAGCATTACCAGCGATGGAAGGCACATGGGACGACGGATGATCCGAAGCCGACCCGCGAGGAGCGATTCTGGGCGAAGGTCGACCGCAGCGGCCCTGGCGGCTGCTGGCTGTGGACCGCATCGACGCGTGAGGGATACGGATACTTCGGTCTCGGCAGGCGGGATGAGGGGATGGTCGACGCGCACCGGTTCGCGTACGAACTCCTGGTCGGACCCATTCCCGCCGGTCTCGAGATCGACCATCTGTGTCGTGTTCGCCGGTGTGTCAACCCCCCCCACCTTGAGGCCGTGACCTCAGCAGAGAACAAGCGAAGGGCGCTGCGTGTGCGCTACGGGAAGGTGGCGTAACCGTGGCAGTCATCCAGTCCGCCGGGACCGTGACGGACGTGCAGCGCCCGTGGTTCCCGACGTCATCGATGCAGCACGGCGTCGCCCTGTATGAGGGCGTCTACCAGGACTACGCGGCGATCTGGCGGACGCAGCCCAACGTCCGCACCGTCGTCGGCTTCCTGGCCCGCAACGTCGCACAGCTCGGTCTGCACGTCTTCGATCGTGTGTCCGACGATGAGCGGCGGCGCATCACCGACGGGGTGGCGGGCTCATGGCTGCGCCGGCCGACCCCGTCGAAGCGGATCTCCCTGTTCGACCTGGTCAACTGGTTCGTCCACGACCTGTGCGTGTTCGACAACGGCTACTGGGCCAAGGTGACCGCGCCGTCCACCGGTGCTGTTGCCACGGTGCCGTTGCTCCCCCAGCAGGTCGAGGTGCTCGGCGGCGGGCTCCTCGACCCGGACGCCTACCGGCTGCACGGCTCTCGCGGCTACCGGGACCTGGCGCCGGACGAGGTCGTCCACGTTCACGGCTACAACCCTGAGGATCGCCGGCACGGTGTGTCGCCGATGGAGACGCTGCGGCGCATCATCGCAGAGGACCTTGCGTCGGGCCGCTACCGGGAGAAGTTCTGGCTGAACTCGACCCGCATCGAGGGGGTGCTGCAGCGTCCCGCGGATCGCAAGCCGCTGTCTGATCTTGCCCGCCAGCGTCTCAAGGCGGACTGGCAGGCCGCGTACGCCGGTGGCGGACCCGAGACCGGTGGTACGCCGCTCCTCGAGGAAGGCATGAACTTCCAGCCGACATCGTGGTCGGCGAAGGACAGCGAGTACATCGCCGCCCGCAAGCTGACCCGTGAAGAGGTCGCTGCGGCGTTCTATGTCCATCCGGCGATGGTCGGGATCATGGAGCGTGCCACGTTCGCGAACATCCAAGAGCAGCACCGGATGACCTATCAGGACACGCTGGGGCCGATCTTGCGGCAGCTCGAAGCCGCGTTCCGGCTGCAGCTCGCTGACGAGCTCGCGCTGCCGGAGACCGCCTACTTCGAGTTCAACATCCACGAGAAGCTTCGCGGCTCGTTCGAGGAGGAAGCGGCCGCGATGCAGACCGCCGTAGGTGCGCCGCACATGACCCGGAACGAAGCGCGCGCACGCCGGAACCTCCCGCCGGTCGATGGTGGCGACCTGCTGGTCACCCCGCTCAACGTGCTGGTCGGCGGGCAGGCGTCCCCGACCGACTCGGGGTCGCAGAACGTCCGCGGCCGCCGGTCGTTCAAGGCTCTTCCCGGCGAGGCCGAGGGCCACATCGCCAAGCACCGTGAGGTGCTGGAGGGATTCTTCGTCCGCCAGCGGGAAGCGGTGCTCGGGAAGGTCGGGTCCGAGAAGGCCCGCGGCGCGAAGGCGACCCTGCAGGAGGTCTTCGACCGGCAGCGGTGGGACGACGAGCTCACCGTCGACCTGTTGGCGCTCGCGCTGCAGACCGCCCAGCGGTCCGGCGACGAGGTCGTCGAACTGTTCGACACCGAATGGGATGTGACCGAGGTCGAGGGACTGTACGAGGCGCTCGAGGAGTCGTCGCGGGGGATGGCGGAGGAGATCAACGTCTGGACCGCGGACCACCTCGAGGAGGCGTTGACTGACGACGATGCGGTCGACGCAACGCGAGGTGTGTTCGAAGGGCTGGTGGCCGCACGTGCGGCCGGCTACGCGAAGTCGCGGGTGTCGACGGTGTGGAACTTCGCGCGAGGTGTCGCGGCCAAGAGCTCGGGGGCCAGCCAGAAGCGGTGGCGTGTGACCTCGGGAAACCCCCGGTCGGAGCATGCGGCGCTGGACGGAGAGACCGTCCCGATCGGCGAGACCTTCTCGAACGGGGCTCAGTGGCCCGGCGACCCGGTCCTGCCGGTCGACGAGCGGGCCGGCTGTGAGTGCACGTTCGACATCCTCACGGAGGACACCTGATGAAGACGAAGACGTACCAGGCGCAGGTCAAGGCGCTCGACACAAGCGAGGGCACCTTCGAGGCCCTGGTCAGCATCTTCGGCAACGTCGACTTCGCTGGCGACAGGGTCGTCAAGGGCGCGTTCGCCAAGTCCCTCGCCAGCTGGGCCGAGTCGGGCGACCCGATCCCGGTCGTGTTCTCCCACCGGTGGGACGACCTCGACGCACACATCGGCAAGGTCCTCACCGCAGAGGAGACCGACGACGGTCTGCTCGTCACCGCGCAGCTCGACGTCGACGACGACCCGGCCGCGGCCAAGGTGCACCGGCTGCTCAAGGACCGCCGGATCCGGGAGTTCTCGTTCGCCTACGACGTCAACGACGAGAAGAAGGCGTCGGATGGCGCGAACGAACTGCTCGATCTCGAGCTGATCGAGGTCGGACCGACCCTGAAGGGCATGAACCCCGACACGGTCCTGGTCGGGGCGAAGCGCCGTCAGCGCGAGAAGGTGTACGCGCCGCTGGCCGGGTCGGTCGAGCAGCGCCAGCAGGCGATCCGTGAGGCCGTCCAGGCGTTCGCTGCCGACGGTGAGGAGCGGTACGCCTACGTCGAGGCGACCTTCGAGGACACCGTCGTGTTCACCGTCGACTCGATGGAGTCGGGCGAGACCCACTACCAGGCCACCTACCAGGTCGCCGAGGACGGCACGGTGACGTTGGGGGAGCCGGCCGAGGTCGAGCTCGAGGCCACGATCCGTGCCGCGTCACGTGGCGCGAAGGCCGGCAGGGTCCTGTCGGCCAAGAACGAGACCAAGCTTCGCCAGGCAGCAGACCTCCTCACCGAGGTCCTGGCTGGCGTGGAGTCCACCTCAGACGAAGGTGACGACGACGCCAAGTCTGGCGCCAAGGATGAGGCCCCCGCCGGGGGTAAGTCCGAGGAGCGCGAGACGAGGAGCCCGTCCGACGTGCGTCTGCTGGCGGAGATCGAAGCTCTCGACGGCTGAGGGCAACCACCAACAGAAACGGGCCACCCACCGCGGGTGGCCTTCCCATTGCACAAGGAGGGGCCGAGATGCCCACCGCAACCAAGACGCTCCACGAGGAGTACACGGCGCAGCTCAAGGAGCTGCGTGACCTGGCCGCCAAGGCCGAGACCGAGGACCGCGACTTCACCGCCGAAGAGCGGCAGGAGGTCGTGCGCCGCACCGACGAGCTCAAGGGCCTGAAGGCCAAGATCACCGAGGCCAAGGGCGACGACGAGCTCCGCAAGGCGATCGACCAGCTCGGCGACGACATCGGCGTCAACGAAGACGGCCACAAGGGCCGCGACCTGCCTCCGGGCAACCCCGGCAAGGGCAAGTCCATCGGTGAGCAGTTCGTGAACTCGCCGGAGTTCAACGCCTTCCTCAAGCAGTACCCCAACGGGCGGATCCCCGACTCGGCCAAGGGCATCATGTCCCAGCCGGTCCAGTTCAAGGACGTCATCACCGGTGCCGGGGGCACCTCCGGCGGCGCGTTCGTCAACACCGACATCACCGGGATCTACGAGGGTCTCGGCCGCCGACCGCTGACCGTCCGGGACCTGGTCTCGGGCCGGACCACCGGCTCGGACACCGTCGAGTTCGTCCGTCAGCTGACCAAGATCGACGCGGCCGCCCCGGTCGCGGAGGCGACCACGGCGGACGGTCCGACCGCCAACACCACCACCGGCGTGCTCGAGGACGCCGCGGGTGCAGGCAAGAAGCCCGAAGGGTCGACGACCTTCGAGAAGGTCACCGCAGCGGTCAAGACCATCGCGGTGTGGGTGCCGGCCACCAAGCGGGCCCTGTCCGATGCCGCGCAGCTGCGCGGTCTCATCGACGACGAGCTCCGTGCCGACCTCGAGGAGACGCTCGAAGAGCAGATCCTCAACGGTGACGGGACGGGTGAGGCCTTCACCGGCATCACCTCCACGTCAGGGACGCAGAGCCAGGCGTTCGACACGAACGTGTTGACGACGACCCGTAAGGCGCGGACCAAGGTTCGCACCGTCGGTCGGTCGATCGCGACCGCGTACCTGATGCACCCCAACGACTGGGAGGCGATCGACCTCCTGCAGGACAACGAGGGGCGCTACCGCTACGGCGGTCCAGCGCAGCTCGGTCAGCCCGTCCTGTGGGGCCTGCCCGTCGTCGAGTCCGAGGCGGTCACCGAGGGCACCGCGCTTGTCGGTGACTTCCGCAAGGCCGTGCTGTGGGACCGTGAGCAGGCATCGATCCAGGTGTCCGACTCGCACGCGGACTTCTTCATCCGCAACCTCGTCGCCGTCCTGGCCGAGATGCGGGCCGCGTTCGGGGTGACCCGCCCGTCGGCGTTCGTCGAGATCGCCCTCAGCGTCTGAGCCGCAGCGTCGTGATCCTCGGGTCCGCAACCAGGAGCTCCTGTCCGGTGTGTCGGGCAGCGTCTTGCGGTTGCGGGCCCGACGGGTCCGGCGTGACACCGGTAGATATCCCAGAGGAGGGAAGCATCATGGCACGCAGCGACCTGAAGGTTTACGACGTCGAGGTCAACGGCCAGAAGACCCAGATGAAGCTCACCGCGGAGCATGCCGAGCGGCTGGGCGGCACCGAGGTCAAGAAGACCTCGAAGGCACCCAACAAGAAGCGCGGCACCGCCAAGAGCGACGGCTGATCGATGGCATTCGCCGAGCTCGAGGAGCTTTCGGTCCTCGTCGGCTACACGGTCGAGGTTGCCCGCGCGAACCTCGTGCTCGAGATCGCGTCGGCAGCCGTGGTCGACGCCGCCGACGTTCCGATCGAGCAGGTGGTCAACGACGAGTTGGTCCTGCCCGGTAGCGGCTCGTCACTGCTCCTCCTACCGGCTTGGCCTGTCACCGCGGTCGGCTCAGTCACCGCTGACGGCGTGACTCTCACGGCTGACAGCTACAGCTGGACGCGTGCTGGTGAGCTCCGCCGTCCGGCAGGCTGGTCTCGGGACACCGAGTACCTGGTGACCTACACGCACGGGTATCAGCCGGAGGAGATCCCGACGGCGGTGAAGTCGGTCACCTTGCAGGTCGCGGCCCGGATCGTCGCCAACCCTCAGGCGATGAGCCAGCTCAGCACGGACGGTATGGCCGGCAGGTTCGCTGCCAACGCACTGACGGACGACGAGTGCGACCTGGTCGCCCGGGCGATCCGATGAAGCCGACTGCGCAGCTCGCGGCGTTCGGTGGCTACGCGAAGCGCCTCATGGTCGAGGCGCAGGTGTGGCGCAAGGAGTCCACGACAGACGCCGGCGGCGGCAGCGTCACTGACTGGGTGGATCAGGGCCGCACCGTCCTGGTGCAGCTGGTCAGCCCGACGCCGCAGGAACGCGACACCGCCGCCCAGGAAGGCGTCGAGGTCTCGCTGTCTGCGCTGATGGAGACCGACGCTGATGTTGCCCGCGGTGACCGGCTCGTCGTCGCAGGAAGGACCGTCGAGCTGCTCTCCGACCCGCAGACCGCAACCCACTCTTCGATCTCGCGCGCCCCGGTGCGTGAAGAACCGTTCGACGAGCCGACCAGCTAGGAGACGATCATGGCTGAACAGCACCGGTACAAGAACAAGAAGGACGGCAAGATCCGGACCTACCCGCGGCCGATGCCGAACCTGGAGAAGTCGAAGGACTACGAGAAGGTGACCGTCAAGCCTGCTGGCAAGCCGGACGGCAGCTGAGTGGCGGTTCGCATCCGGGTCGACGGGCTGGCGGCACTCAAGTCCGCCTCCGAGGAGGTGCGTGCTGCACTCGAGCGGGAGCTGACGGCCGCGGTCGAAGCGGAGGCGGACGACGTCGTGCAGGATGCCCGCAACTCTGTCCGGGTCGACTCTGGCGATCTGCGCGACTCGATCACCGCAGAGGTGTCAGGGATGTCGGCCACCGTCAGGCCGCGGTCTTCCGCCTCGCGGGAGGACCCGCGGGACCATGCGATCAAGGCGGCGACCAACGAGTTCGGCAAGTCGGGCGACTCGGGCCAGCCGTACATGGTGCCGGCTGCCGAGCGGTCCCGTGCACGTTGGCCGCAGCGTGCGTCGGATGCCGTCAAGCGCGGAGCGAAGGGCTGACATGGGCTGCCTGATCGTGAAGGTCGAGGCGCACCTGGTGGAGACCGGCCTGTGGTGCGACGGGTGCCTTCTGCCGTCCAAGGTCCGGTTCGTGATCGCGTTGCGTGACAATCCGCTGGCAAGGCTCGGCGAGGTGGCGTCCTGCACCGACTGCGGGGCCACTGAGACGAAGGCCCGGGCGTGAACAACGTCGACGTTGCCTGGCCTCTGCAGGTCGCCCTCTACGACACGATGACCGCCGACGCGTCCCTGATGGGCGACATCACCGGCGTGTTCGACCAGGTCCCGGAGGGGCAGGCGTTCCCGTACGTGACCTTCGGGACGTTCACCGTCGTCCCCGACTACGCACACGACCGGTTCGGGGCCCGATCCACGTTCACCCTCAACGTCTGGTCGACCTACCACGGACGTGCCGAGGTATCCACGGTCTCCGACCACCTGATGCGCATCCTCGACCATCAGGACCTGCCGGTCTCCGGGCATCACACGGTGGCGGTCCGGCACGAGCAGACCGTCGACGTCGACGACCCTGACCCCGACATCAGACATCGTGCGCTGCGGTTCGCCGTGCACACCGAACTGACCGCCGCGTAGCGGCAGAAAGGAAGGCAAGTGAGCGGACAGGATGCGTTCGGCACGAGCATCAGCAAGGGCGACGGAGCACCGACGACGGAGGTCTTCACCGCCGTTGGCAACGTCACGTCGATCTCGCCTCCGTCGCTGGAACGTGAGACCTACGACGTGACCGCGCACGACTCGGTCGACGGCTGGCGCGAGTTCATCGGCGGGTTGAAGGACGGCGGCGAGGT